TAGGAGAGGGAGTTCCTTATCCTGAAATTATTAGATACTTAAAGGAGTTATATACAGGGGAGGACGACTTTAGGAAGAAGCCTATTGTGACTCCTGGTTTGGAGCATTTAGAACCTACGCAGCAATATAGCGAATATACTTCTGAGTCTGCGATCAGGCTTGCGGAGGCTTCATATGATAGCCCTTTGCCGCAATGGATAAAGAATCGTATTAGCAGTCCACAGAAGAGTGAACATTTCTTCACAGGGATTACAGGAGGACTGGGGAAGGAGATGCTTACTTCTTCTGACTATGTAATCGGAATGCTGGATGCCTTCAGAGGACGAGAGTCCAGACCTATGGAGGAGCAGGTTGCTGAGTATCGGGAGATGGACAAGGTTAGCAGGAGAGAATATATTGCAGGGCTTAACGAAACACAGCACAAAGAGTTTCAAAAAGAACTCCGTAGACCTCGGAAGGAAATTCCTTTCTTCGAGAAGCTGAAAGATACCTACCTTCGTGACAGGACCGGAGGGATGAGGCAAGTAGCAGGGGATGTAACTGCGGAAAGATTCCCTGAGATATCCATTGAAGATACCAGGGAGGCAGGAAGAATTGTCAGGGGTGTCAATGATAAACTCAGGTATGATCAGCAAGGGTTCGATGCTAAGTTGAGTAACTGGCAGAAGGGATCAACAACAAACGCTATGAATCCTGATGACTGGAAAGCTGAACGATCAAAGAAGCGAGAGCAGTCACAAGGTTCAATAGAATCTCTCAAGATCTTATTCCCTAAATCAATTTACAATATGTCAGACGAGGTTCGTGACGACTTTTATAACTCTCTTTATACTGCGGCAGGGATTGATACAAGGAACGGTTCCGAGTTATTAGTTGCTGGATACTATGCTATAGAGCCAGCGAATGAAGATCCTAGCTCTACTGACTGGAGTAAGTTCTTTGCTGAAAGAGATAAGTATATGCAGGCAATTAAGACTGCTTCTGAATCAGCAGGAGATGATGTCTATGTCAACTTTATGAGGGCGTTGCAGGGAAGCATGACTGCCACAGAGAAGTCCTATGATAACGCACGAAGATACTTGTCTACTTATTGGGGATTGGGTAGGGATGTAAGCACGTTAACAAGAAACGCAACTCCTGAGTTACAGCAAATGTGGGACAACTATTTGAATACTGACGGCAGAAGACAAGAAGCTGTTCGGGAATCAAACCCAACTATTAAGGCATTAATAGAACGACGAAATAATTTGCGAAAGGCTTTGGTTACACAGGACTGGAGAAAGAATGGATACCCTTACATGGATGCGTTGTTGGTATTCTGGTATGGGAAGTACTACAATCCCTCCACTCCGATAGGAAAAGCGTATCATAATAGAATCAATGGAACAGGGTCATTAGGGTTTGCTCCTTCATCTACATTGACTCCTACGGTATACTAATAGTATTTTAAAGGTCGAAAGGAAGAAAGATATGGTAAATCAGGCAGAACAACCTATAGAGAATAATGAAGCACCTGTGGATACAGGGAATACTACTACTGACATTACAGAAGACTTTGCAGGAGTGAATACATTTGAGGATGTACCAGCGTCTCCGGCAGAGGATATTACTACAGAGCCTTCATCGTCAGAAGGGCAGGAGACTTCGGAAGCACCGTCTTCTTCAAGTGATGCCCCACTACCGGCAGATGGTGCTTCTCCTGTGCCTTTGGCTGGAGATCCTTCTCCAAACGGAGTGGACGATTTAACCAGGCGTATACAGGAAGTCGAGCAGCAGAATTTACAATATCAACAGCAACAACAACAGACACAGATACAACAACAGACTGAACAGTATAAACAGCAGCTTGAACAAGCAGGGTATTTACCTGAACAGGCTGACCAGATTGCTCAAGGATGGTTCTCTCAGCAGAGTCAGATCTCCCAGATGCAACAACAGCAATCAGATTACGTTAAGTTTATGCAAGGGCAGTCAGCAGCAGCAGAACACTTTGCTGCACAATATGGCTTGAATCTGTCAGACTTGGCAGAATTAAGAAGACATCAAGATCCTCAGAGCATGGAGGCAGCAGCGAAACGCATCAAGTCTGATCGCGACAAAGATGCGGAAATAGCTAGGCTGAAGGCACAGCTAGTTCCCTCGCAGTCGTATGATGATAGTCAATCGACACCAGCAGCTTCCACCGATGAGGGCAGATGGCTTGAGAGATACAATCAGGGTGATCGGTCATCTCAGGCACAAGCGGCAGCACGAAGGGCTGCTGGGTTAGGTTAAATTTATATTATAAGGAGAATTTAAATTGGCACAGACAGCTACAACTGGTAATTTAGAGAATGCTCAACGCATTATAATTTCGGCTGCTAGATATACAGAAGAACATAATGCTCCAGCACTGGCTCTTATCGAGCAGTTCAAACTTCCTAAAGGAAGCAAACAAGTAACTGTTCCAAAAGTCGGACAGATGTCCATGAGTGACTTAACAGACGGTCAGGACATAATTGACGAAGAAGAGATTGGTATGACTACCGTTGACCTTACCGCATCTGAGGTAGGAGCAAAGGTAATTCTTACTGATAAACTTGTTCGACAAGCTGCTGACAATGTATTCAGTATGATCGGGCGACAGCTTGGTGATGGTATGGCACGAAAGAAAGATACTGATGTTATCGCACTCTGGTCCAGCCTTAATGGAGGAGACGTATTAGGTGCAGACGGAAGAAGTATGAATGCAGCAAATACACACGCTGTTATTTCTAACGCTAAAGCTAATAAGTTCGGTAGCCAGCTTTACCTTATCCATCATCCAAACGCAGTTGCAACGCTTTCTAAAGAGAGTGCTACTATTGCAGGAACAGCAGGTGGAGAACTTACTGCTGGATGGAGCGTAGACTTGCTAAAGAATTTCTATAGTGGGCTACGACCTATCAACAACGTTCCAATCTTTGAAGATGGAAACATTGAGAAGGTAGCAAGCGTTGATTCTGGTTACGGTGTTATTGCTGACAAAGGCGCAATGGCTGCACTTACCAGCGTTGATACCAGAACTGAGCGACAACGAGATGCTTCACTCAGAGCCACTGAGGTGGTAATGACGGCAGATTATGGCGTATTTGAGTTGGACGACACTAGGGGCGCAGCAGTTCAATTCGAGATCGGTGACCTTGCAACATCATAGGAACTAACTGAAAGAGGTGATCCATGGTAGGAATAACTGAACGAAACCAGCAAAAGTTAGAATTAACTAATGCAGGGTTTTCTTTAAAATATATAGACGAGTGGCAACCCAAGACTACTCTTTATCGGCACAAAGCCAGCTACAATGCCGAGGGAAAGATTTCTCAAGATATTGGTAGCACGATAAAAGGAGTTCCTGGTAGTCCGGACTATGTGCTAAGGAAAGCAAAGATCGGTTTGTTCCCATGGAAACCTGGAGATCAGTGTGATTGCCAATGGTGTAAGGAATCTTTTGTTAAGAATGAAACAGTTGCTGAAGATCCAGTTAAGGAACGAGTAATCGCCTGTGATCAGTGCGACTTTGTTCCTGAGTCTGAAGACAAGGCAACCGCTTCGTCACAACTTAGGTTCCATAAGACAAAGGAACATAAATAATTAGTGGGTAATGGGAGTCGTAAAGATTGACCGTGGCTCCCATCACTCTAATCTTAACGGACAATCGCAGGGCTTTGAACCTGTTTAACAAATAACCTTTAAGGAGGTTTATAATGGCATTCCCATTAACGGTGAACTTATCATATGGAATGGAGAAAGTAGAAACTTCAGACCAGAGACACGTGCTTGGAACTAGAGGTACACTACCTGACGGTAGAGTTTTCTACTATGCAGAGAATAGTGGTACAGCTATTGACCACGGTGGTTACTTGGTAGACGGAATTGCTGCTGTTGCAGCACACGACATGGACTTGGCAGCTACTGCTACTTCAGCAGGGGCAACTAGCTTCACTAGTGGAACTTCCCTTACCGTAACTAAAGACCAGTATAAAGGTGGATACGTCTACTTTAACGATGGACCTGGACAGGGTGAGACTTATAAAGTTAAGTCTAACACTGCCGTGTCTAGCGCAACTGGACTCTCAATTACTATTGACGAGCCAGATGGAGTAAAGACAGCTTTAACCACTTCTTCACTCTTTGGTCTTATGTATAATCCTTACAAGGATATAAAGATTATTGATGGTGATGGAACCATGACTACTGGAGTTCTTGGTGTATCTA